GTACACAAGGCACCCCATTTTAACATTTCCCAACTATGTTTTAACATTCACTAACACACTTTGGCACGGTTTTTGCTGTGCCGCCTGTACCGTAATATTTAACACACTTTAACACCGCCACCTTTTGTTAAACTTTCATAAAAGAAATGTTTCACGTGGAACGGTGGCAAGTTGATGCTACGAAATGTTTCACGTGGAACAAAACTGTTATTAATGTTTCACGTGAAACTAAGTGTTAACAGATATTAATTTTATTCTTTAATACTTTTTAACTAAAATAATTTGGTGGTTATTGAAAAAAGACGTATCTTTGCACCGTGATTTAGAAACATATAAGTTTAACAATTTAAATTAGGTAAGTTATGAACGAAAATTTTAATGAAACTGTTTTCAACTGTATTACAAGTGTTAACGCTTTGATGACTTCAAACGAAGTTGCCAAAGATGACAAAGCAGTTATCAAGTTGAACCGCTTTAAGAAGTGGTTGAATGAGTTTGCAGCTGCAAACGGTATGAACGAAGTAAAGTAATTACAGGCGTTCAAAATACAACAGAAGTTTAACGTTTAAAAGGTTTTAAGTTATGGCTAAAGGTTTTAGTTTTGCAAGTAAGTTCAACAAAACAAGTTTCGGTATTGATACAACCGATTTTCCGTTTGTGAAGTTGACCGACATTTTCAACAGTAAGAATGAGGGTGGCGGTGATGTGGTGCACCCTATCAATGGTTTGTACGTTCACAAATCACAGTTGGGGGATTCACCTGTTATTATTGATGCCGAAAATAAACGATTGGTGAACTTGCCACAGTTCACAGGTGACACGATACGTGAGATTCTCGCAGATAGTGAGGCGGTGGACGCTATTAAGGCAAACAAAGTCGGTTACACAATTTATGAATATGAATCGCACGCCAAAAAGTGTTACGGTATTACCTTTGTAGATAAGTAGTTTCGTAGGGTAAAGGGTGGATAACGTCACGGGGGTAAACAGTAACTTTGTTTATTGTTGCCCCCGTTTTTGTTTCATTTTAAATTTAGTAAGTTATGGCAAAAAGGAATCCTATTGGTTTTAGCAAAAGAACCTTTTCATTTACGGGTAAAGTTCACGTAAAAAGCGAGATTTTAACCGCTTTGGAATCAGACCCCGTTTTAAGAAAAGAAATTGCAAGAACTTTTCAACAGGCAAATAGAAGAATCCAAAACGTTGAAAATTCGGGTATCGTTTCGCCCGCAGTTGTTGCCCTTAATAAAGGTGACGTAAAGGGGTTTGCAAAATTTTCAATGAAACACGATTGGAACGATTTAAAAATCGAATATGCAAAAGCGGTGGCGTTTCTTCAACAACCTACATCAAGCGCAACAGGTACGAAAGAATATTCGCAACACCTAAAACGCACGTACAAACTAAGCGATGATGAATTTAGTTTGATGCAAAATAAATTAATGGGTAAAATTGCGAGTGTTTCCGATGAAAAGTTTTTGGAACAATACTTAATGCAATACAAAGATTTCACGGGTGAACTTGAACAAGAAAGTAAAGACGTTTCCGACCAAATCGAAAGTGATGCAATAAAAATAGCAGATTCGTTGCAAGACGATTTGAACGAACAGGCAAAAGCTATTGAAGACGAACAGGAACGAATGAGCGGTTTATTAGACGATACACTTGCAAAGATTCTGAAAAGTTTCAAAAAATTCGGTTTATAATGAAAAAGATACCCTTTGAACTACAAACAGAAGTTTTCACGCCAAAAGATATTGCAAAGGTTTTATCTTTGGCGGTGAATGAAAAGAATTTTACAGGCAATAATAAGGGCGAAAAGTTCCTTAATGTGCCTGTTTCTTTCGATATTGAAACTACATCTTTTTACAGGGATGAAGACGGGGAAACATACAGTTATGAACGTTATATGAAATTAGGCGGCAAACAAACCAAAATGGAAAAATGTTCTTTAATGTATGTTTGGCAATTTGGCATAAACGGTTTCTGCATTATCGGTAGAACGTGGGATGAATTTTTGCAGATGTTAGCCGAAATCGTGGATATATTGGAACTTTGCCCGAAAAAGCGTATTATTATTTACGTTCACAATTTGGCATACGAGTTCCAATTTTTCCGTGAATTGTTGGAATGGGAAAAGGTTTTTTCTATAGACCTTAGAAAACCAATTTACGGAATAACTAAAACGGGTTTAGAGTTCCGTTGCAGTTACTTGCTTTCGGGTTATTCGTTGGCGAAATTGGGTGAACAACTTCACAAATATAAATGTGAAAAGTTAGTAGGGGATTTAGACTATTCCCTGTTGCGCCACAGTGAAACACCGTTGACACAAAAAGAAATAGGTTACTGTTTGAACGATATTAAAGTTGTTATGTGCTATATACAGGAATTAATAGAACAATATAAAGGAATAACCCGTTTACCGATTACAAAAACGGGTTTTGTTCGCAAGTATTGCCGTTCTGTATGCTTTAAAACAACTGACGAAACAGGAAAAACGATTCCTAACTTTAAATATATTGATAAGATTCACTCTTTGAATATAACGGGTTTGGATGAGTTTTCTATGCTGCAAAGGGCATTTTCGGGCGGTTTTACACACGCCAACGCAAAATATACCGATGAAGTAATTGAAAACGTAGATAGTTACGATTTTACTAGCAGTTACCCGTATGTTATGGTTTCAGAAAAATTCCCTATGAGCACAGGCGTTTTTGTTCCTGTAAAGTCTATGAAACAGTTTGAGTTTATGACTAGTAAATTTTGTTGTGTGTTCGATATAGAGATTACAAACATTTTTGCTAAATCAGAAAACGAAAACCCTATATCGGTAAGCAAATGTTTCGTCAAAGAAAACGTTTCCGAAAATAACGGGCGGTTAGTTTGTGCAACAAAAATTTGTATGACAATTACCGAAATAGATTACAAAGTGTTTTCACAGTTTTACACGTGGGAACAAATAAGAATCGGGCGAATGATTTGTTACCGCAAAGAATATTTGCCGACCGAATTTGTGGAATCAATTTTGCACCTGTATGAAATGAAAACGAAACTTAAAGGTGTAAAGGGTAAAGAAGTGGAATATCTTAATAGCAAAGAAATGCTTAATAGTTGTTACGGTATGTGTGTTACAAACCCGTTGCGTGATGAAATTTTGTGTGACGGTGAAAATTGGGATGTGGAACACCTTACAGGCGAAAAGCAATTAGAAATGCTTAATAAATACAACGATAGCAAAAACCGCTTTTTATTTTACCCGTGGGGTATCTATGTTACCGCCTATGCAAGAAGAAACCTTTTTACGGGCATTTCTGAATGCGGTGACGATTACATTTATAGCGACACCGATTCAGTTAAAATAATGAACGGTGATGCCCACAAAGAATATTTCAAAGCATACAACGATTTGGCACAACAGAAATTGCGTGCCGCCTGTAAGTTCCACAAAATACCATTTGAAAAGGTTGAACCTGTAACGATAAAGGGAATCGCAAAACCGTTGGGGGTTTGGGACTATGAGGGGCGTTACACCCGTTTTAAAACTTTGGGTGCAAAACGCTATATGATTGAAGAAGAAAACGCCCTTACTGTAAACGGTAAGAACTACAAATATTCTATGACCGTTTCGGGCGTTAACAAAAAATCAGCTATTCCCTATATGGTGGAAACTTTCGGTGAAAATGGTGTGTTCGATGCCTTTACTAACTATCTAGACATCCCACCGAGTGCAACAGGTAAGAATATCCATACATATATAGATTACCAACAAACGGGAACGATAAAAGACTATAAGGGAAACGTTTCAAGTTACGATACGACCACAGGGGTACACTTAGAACCAACAGGGTACACTTTAAGTCTTTCAGTTCTTTATATAAATTATTTAATGGGAATCAGATTAAAAAAGGAATAATATGAAACAGAAAAAAGAAAAAGTGGAAACACCAAAATTTTACACGTTGAATCGTATTTTGTCAAAAAATGCAGATTACAACGTTATTTTCGGTGAACGTTCCAACGGTAAGACTTATGCAACGTTACTGTATGGAATCAAGGAATATTTGCGCACAGGTAAACAAATGGCATATATTCGCCGTTGGCGTGAAGATTTAAGGGGCAAACGTGCCGAAAGTTTGTTTGCAAATCACGTTGCAAATGGCGTGATACAGGAATTAACAGACGGTAAGTTTAACGAAGTGTTTTACGTTTCGGGTAAATGGTTTCTTTCGTTCTATGATGCAGAAACGAAAAAACGTGTGCCCGATAACACACCGTTTTGTTTCGGTTTTTGTCTTTCAGAACAGGAACACGAAAAATCTAGCAGTTACCCGAACATAACTACTATTGTTTTCGATGAGTTCCTTACAAGACGTTATTATTTGCCTGACGAATTTATGTTATATATGAACCTGTTGAGCACAATTATTCGTCAAAGAAATGATGTTAAAGTCTTTATGTTAGGTAACACGGTGAATCAGTTTTGCCCGTATTTTACCGAAATGGGATTGAAACAGGTACGAATAATGGAACAGGGAACTATTGACATATACAAGTTCGGCGAAAACGGTGCTACCGTTGCCGTTGAATATTGTAGTACTATTGTCAAGCATAAGGCAAGTAACAAATATTTCTGTTTCGACAATGAAAATTTGCAGATGATAACGGGCGGTAAATGGGAACTAGCAGCATATCCACATCTACCCGTTAAATATAAACCGAATGACGTGTTGTTTGTCTTCTATATTCAGTTTAACGAAATGACGTTACAGGGTAACGTAATACAGGTTGAGGACAAAGAAAACGGGGTGAATAATTTCATTTACATCCACAACAAAACAACACCGATTAAAGATACCGATAATAGTTTGATTTATTCGTTGAATATGAACGGTAAACCAAACTACAAACGAAAGTTGTTGAGTACTGCAACGTATCTAGAATCGCAGATAACTAGATATTTCGCTACCGATAAGGTATTTTATCAAAGTAACGAAATCGGTGAAATTGTGCGTAACTATTTAATGGCGAGTGCACGCAGTAACATTATTACTTAATGACTGTTAACGGGGGTTAAAAATGTTTCACGTGAAACACTTTTCCCCTGTTTTATTTGGTGAAACCAAATAAAGTTATTATCTTTGCAGCATCAAATAACAAAGTTAAAAATTACTATATGGATGCAAACGGAATAATTTCGCTTATTAGCAACGTTGGTTTTCCTGTTGCGGTGTGCATCGCCCTTTTCTTCTATATGGAAAAGCAGAACGAACGCCACGAAAACGAAACCGACAAGTTAAATGAAACGGTACAAAGTAATACAAAGGTGCTCACAGAACTTTGCACCTTAATTAAAACTTTAATTAAATAATGGAAAAGGAAAACTTATATAACAGGTTTCAAACAGAAGTTAAAAACAAAGATTCTGCATTATTTACATTTATGCAACGTGTTCTTTGTATGACTTCAAAAATGTTTGTTTACACGGGCACACCCGAAACAATGCCGCCCGTTGAACTTGAAAAGATTCTTCAAACAACGGGTAACGTTGGAATCGCAGAAGTTGACGGTAATTTGTACGCCTTACAGGGCACACGGGGTGGCGAATGTGATGCCTATTATCACGGCAAAGATTTCGTTGTTGCAAACCCGTGGTTAAAGTTGAACAAAACGTTCAAAATTGATGAGGATATTGTCGTTATCAACAACACACCGTTTGCGGATTCGCTTTTGCCTATTATCGGCAAATATGGTGTGCTTTACACGGATGCAACAATAACATTAAATTTGGCTAGCATTTTAACCCGTATCACTATGTTAATTTCGGCAAGTGACGACAAGACCAAACAGAGTGCAGAATCGTTCTTACAGAAAATTTTGAACGGTGATTTTTCCGTTATCGGTGAAAATGCCTTTTTCAAAGGTGTGAACTTACAGACCCCACCGACACAGGGAAACCAACAAATCGGGCAATTAATTGAACTGTTGCAGTACTACAAAGCTAGCCTGTTTAACGATTTGGGTTTGAACGCAAACTACAATATGAAACGTGAACGGTTGAACACGCAAGAAGTTTCAATGAATATTGATGCTTTAATGCCGTTCGTTGATTCAATGTTAACAGAACGTGTTGAGGGTGTGAAACGTGTTAACGAAATGTTCGGTACGGATATTACCGTAACTTTGGGGTCAAGTTGGAAAATCGAACACGAAAATTATTTGTCGTTGCTCAAAGCAACAGAAGACGGGCACGAACACACCGACACAGAAGACGTTGACCCTGTAACGGAAAACGAAACAGAAGAAACGCAAGAAACAGAAGAAACGGAAACAGAAACAGAAGAAACAGAAGAAACAGAAGAAACAGAAACGGAAACAGAAGAAACGCAAGAAACAGAAGAAACAGAAGAAAAAGAAAACAAAGATGAAAATTAATGAACTTTTTACAACTGAAAACGGTTTATTTGATAAAATCTTTAAACCCCTGTTTCCTGTTTTGTATGAATCAATATTTGGGAATGACGACCCGAAAATAATTGATATTGATTTTCGTTTCAAATATGGAAACAGAACTTTGGTTGATGCCGTTACAAACGAAACTGCAAACGATATTGTAAAAAGTATTATTACAGTGAAGTTTGACGAATGGCAAAAACAGATTCAAGTGTTCAATAAAGAATATGACGTGTTGAACCCTGTAACGTCAAAAACAACGGAAACAACAAGTAACACCGTTGACGAAACAGGCAATAACAATACAGTCGATTCAAGTGTAACGTTTAATAATGGGGAATTTGGAAATGACACGAAACAGCAAAGAGATTCCACAGGGAACAGACAAGAAACGGGCACGAAAACAAGTACTAAAAGCGGTGTTCCGTCTAGCGTTCCTGTTAGTGAAATTATTCAAAAAGAAATGAGTTTGCGCAAAACTAATTTCAAAACGCAAGTGATAACAGAACTTGCAAAAGAGTTAACGATAGATATTTATTAATTACTAAAATTTTTATAAAAATGGATGTAAAACAGATTTATAGTTTAGTTAACACCGTATCGGGTGAAGTTTTAGGTAGAACCGATTTGGTGAACGAAGACCTCACGGGGGTTGTTGATTTGGGTAACGAAGTGTTCAACCAAAATGCAGTTGACAACTATGTTAAATCGTTGGTGAACCACATCGGTAAGGTTGTTTTCGTGAACCGCCCTTATTCGGGTAAAGTTCCTAGTGTTCTTATGGATGCGTGGGAATTTGGTAGCGTTTTAGAAAAGATTTCCGCTGACGTTCCACAGGCTGAGGTAAACGACACGTGGAATCTCACAGACGGTAAAGAGTACAAACAAGACGTGTTCCACAAACCGACCGTTTCCGCTAAGTTCTTTAACTCAAAGGTAACTTTTGAAGTTCCTGTTTCAATTACTGAAAGACAAGTAAAGGAATCTTTCAGCAGCGCAGAGCAGTTGAACGGTTTCTTGTCTATGATTTACTCAGCAGTTGAGAAGTCAATGACTATCAAGACGGATGCGCTTGTTATGCGTACAATTAATAATATGATAGCGGAAACTTTGAATGCCGATAAGGCTGCTTTCGGTTGGGTAGCATCAACAAACGAAAAGGTTAACTATGCGAGTGCTTCAACTGTTCGTTGCGTGAACCTGTTGAAACTTTACAACGACAAGACGGGCGCACAGTTGACCGCAGCCGCAGCAGTAACAACACCCGACTTCATCAGATTTGCCGCCTATATTATGGGTTTGTATGCCGACCGTTTGCAGACAATTTCAACCCTGTTTAACGTTGGCGGTAAGGAACGTTTCACACCGAAAGACGTGTTGCACACCGTTCTTTTGTCCGATTTCGCAGCCGCTGCAAAAGCATACCTGTATGCCGACACGTTCCACAGTGAAAACGTTTTGTTGCCACAGGCTGAAACCGTGGCAAGTTGGCAAGCAACGGGCAAAGATTACGCCTTTGCAAACGTTTCAAAGATTGACGTAAAATCAGCAAGCGGTGCTACCGTTTCAGTTAGCGGTGTGTTGGGTGTGATGTTCGACCGTGATGCGTTGGGTGTTACAAACTTAGACAAGCGAGTAACAACCAACTACAACGCAAAGGCTGAGTTCTTCAACAACTATTTCAAGTTTGATGCAGGTTATTTCAATGACACAAACGAAAACTTTGTTGTGTTCTTTGTTGCCTAATTTGGTTGTTTAACTGTTGGGGTGTTCCTGTAGTTGATAGCACAGGGATGCCCCTTTTAACTTTTATCGGTATGATTAAAATTAAAACTTACATTTACAACGGAAAACCGAATGAAGTAAACAAGACTTTACAGGCAAACGAAGAATATACAGGCGTGTTGAATGCAACGTTCAATGTTTTAACGCCTGTTGTTCGTTTCAGAACACGCACACCCGTAACGTTTAACTATGTTTATATCGAAAGTTTGAACCGTTATTATTTCGTTTCTGAGAAACAACAAGACGGGGATATTTGCACCGTTCGTTTACGTGTTGACGTTCTGTTTACTTATAAGGACATTATTTTAAACAGTACTGCAACGTTGACAAAAAGCGAAAACGGAAACAAATATCTTTCAAACCGTTCAAACGTTGTTGACGTGCGCCCGAATATCAGAAAACTAGATTTTCCGAATAAGGGGTTATTGAACGAAACAGGTAGTATTGTTATGGTAACTATTAAAGGTAACGTTTAAATATGAAAATAACATATAATATATCAGACCAAACAACCGTTATAGGTGACAAACCCGAAACGATTGAAAAGGGTGAAACTTTAAGTTTGACCTTACAGGCGAACACGGGATATAAGTTTGACCCTGTGCCGTTGGTTGCTATAAGAACATCAAGTTTTCAATACATCAATACAAACTTTGAAATAGATTCCACAGGGAAAAAAGCAACGATTTCTTATGTTATTCCAACGAATGCCGCAAATTGTACCGTTAAAGCATTTACGGTTGAAAGTGCTGACCCTGTGCCCGAAACCGTAAACGTTACAAACAATTTGTCAAATTGTACTAGTTCTTTGAACAATGGAACGGTGAACAAAGGTGAAGAAATAACTATAACTTTGACCGCAAATAACGGTTTTTCTTTTTCTTTATCGGATTCGCCAACTATTGACTATGAAACAACGGGCACACCGTCAACTGTTTTCAATATAGCTAGCGACAAACTAACTGCATCGGTGACAATAACACCGAATGACAATTTCACAATTAACGCCAACGCACACGAAATTAAAACTTTTGTGAACGTCACATATAATTTGGCAAATTGCGTTTCAAGTTTGACGGGGGAAACTGTAGAAAAGGGCAAAGAAATTACGGTAACGGTAACGGCAAACGAAAACGCACAATTTGACGGAATCACGCCAAACGTTTACTATATAGAACACGGCATCCCGAAAACGGTTAATTTTACGCTAGATAGCGAAAAGAAAACGGGTACACTTACATTTACGCCAAATTATAGCTTTACTTTGAACGCAGAAGCAAACGTAATTGAACCCGTTGCGAAAAATTACGGTGCTATTAATGTTTATAAAGTAAGTTTGGAAAATTTGGATGCTTTCAGTAAGCAACGTTTTTCTAAAGTTGTTGACGAAACAACAGGTGCAACACAAACCGTTAATTTGGGCGTTTATGTAAACCGAATAAAGCGTATTTTTGCAAACGTTCCTGTAAATGGTACGGATAATTTGAAATGCGGTAACTATGATACAAAAATCGTTGTAGAATCGCCAAAAACCGATATTTTAACAATAGATTTCGGTAACGTTGAACTAACAGGGGCAAACGGTAACAATGAAGACTTTAACGCACAGATAGAAATGTTTATTCCGTGCCGTGGGGTTGTTTCTATAGATAGTAAATATATCGGTAAAACGATTAATTTATCTATCAAAGTAAACGTTATTACAGGGGATGCCGTGGCGTTTATTTCGTGTGACGGGGTAGCATTTCAGTTTGAAAGTTTTTCTTTGGCACGTGATGTTATTTATCGAACAGGTGATAACAATTTAAATATCGTTGGCGGTGATAAGTGGAACGAAGAAATTTTGTACGGTTTAGAACCTTATGTATTGATTACTGAGAATTTGACCGTTGACGTTCCTGTTAACAACACGCAAGAAAACGTAACGATAAATGCGGTTACAGGTTTTGCACAGTTTGCCAACGTGAATTTGAACACGGCAAATTTGTTGGTAGATGAATATAATGAAATTGTTTCACAACTTGAAACAGGTGTTTATTTATAAAAGAAAACGGGCGGTAAAATTGTTACCGCCTGTTTTCTTATTTTTTATTATTAAATTCGTTGGCTAAACCTTTGCTACAAATAAAATCTAAGGCACGGTTTTTCTTTGCCTTTTCTGCATCAAGTTTGCAAGAAATAGTTTTTATTACTAAAGTTTGCGCCTTTAATGTATCAATAACAGAATTTAAAAGCATACCGTTTGTACCTGTTGTTTCTTCTGCTATGAACTGCAAATTTTCTGTAGAAACTTTAATAGACTTCAACAAAATTTCTATTGATTTTTCCATAACTATTTCTTTTCAAGATTCATTATAATTTGGTTACGGGGTTTTCCGTTACGGGAACAAACCGAAATATGAAACCAAAAAGACGTTGACCCTTTGCGGTGTTCCTTAATAAGTTGGTCAAAACCGCCTGTTTCTCTTAGAACCTTTTCTAAAGATTCCATATCAGCACACACCACATCAGCCGCCAAACCTTTAAGGTGTTGACTGTTAGCCACACCGCCCACCGCTTTATTAAGCATCGGTGAACGATAACCGCTATTAATCAGAATCGGTTTACCTAACTTTTCACGGATGCCGTCTAAATAATCGGCAAGACGATTCAAGTTGTCAACAATTTCAAACGTTGGCATATTGTCAATACCCAAACGTTTTGCCGTTGCCGAGTTGATGAACTCAGACAAACTAAAATACTTAATCTTTTTCATATCATTATTATTTAGTTGAAACAATAAACCACTTTCGGGAATCTTTGTGCGTTGGAAAACGACCTTTGACCGTTATTTTGCAGTCTCCCTGTAAATAGTCTATTTTGTTGTTAAAGAACTCACTTACTTTGTCAGAACGTACCATAAAAACCGTTTCTTTGTCGGTTTGTGTCAATGTAATCTTAAAATATGAATGTTCCATATATCATTTATTTTATGCCTGTAAGATGCCTTACAGGCGGTTAAACTTAAATACTTTTAACAGGTTTGCCGTTAACGTCTAAAACGTCAACCTTTGCATATTGACCCACAATTTTTGAGTGCATATATAAACCCTCACCGCAAAAACGATAGTCTTTTAACGCCTTTGTAATTGCCTTTGTGTCTAAAGATTCTAAAGATTCCAACAGGCATCCAAATTTAAACTTCTGTAATCTTATCATAACTTTTTGTTTGTGCCTGTAAGGGTTGAACCTTACAGGCGGTTAAACATTTATTTGATTCGTTCACTTGTTTGAATCAACTGTAAGAATGAACTAGCGTTTTTACCCAATTTGTTGCAAAGTTGAGTGACGCAGCATCCATATTCGTTGATGTAGTTCAAACTATCTTTTGTTTCAAAGATAGTGTAAACGTCTTTCGTCAACTTTGGCAATCTGTTGTGCTTGATGCAGTTTGTTTCGTGTTCAAACATAACTTTTGCCACATCAGCGAAATCGCCTGTAACAATTTGTGTTTCACGTGATGTTTCACTTTTTACACGTGTACCGTCAACAGATAAAACGGTTTCAAACTCTAAAGTAATTTTGTACGTTGCCATATTCGTATTTTTAAAGGGTTGAACTAAATTTCTAAATCACGTTGCAAAGATACGACTTTTCCACGAAACCACCAAATTATTTTTGTTAAATAGTGTAAAAAGTTTAATTTAAATCTTTTTAACATCTATGCAAATTGTTCCACGTGAAACATTTCGTAGCATCAACTTTGCCACCGTTCCACGTGAAACATTTCTTTTATGAAAGTTTAACAAAAGGTGGCGGTGTTAAAGTGTGTTAAATATTACGGTACAGGCGGCACAGCAAAAACCGTGCCAAAGTGTGTTAGTGAATGTTAAAACATAGTTGGGAAATGTTAAAATGGGGTGCCTTGTGTAC